TATGATAGGTGAAGAGCGAGTTGAATACACGCCATATAAAAACCTTTCCGAGTGCCTTAACATACGTCGTAAAATCAAACGCAATGTCGGACATACTACTGACTTCGATAAAAAATGGTCGTGCAAACAACTCAAGGTTAGACTTGAGGCTGGAGAGATTTTAGAAATCTTGGAGGACGAATGATACAGTTTCTAGGACCGATAGCTAATTTAGCTGGTACATGGCTCGAGGGCAAAGTCGAAGAGAAGAAGGCTGTGACTGGTGCCAAGGTTGCTAAAGCCCAAGCGGAAGCTGTCATAATGCAGAAAAAAGCTACCGGAGAGATTGACTGGGATCTTAAAATGGCTGATGCTTCTGCGCATAGCTGGAAAGACGAGTGGCTTACAATTTTGTTCTCGATTCCGCTTATACTCTCATTCTGTGGAGACTGGGGCAGGGAGATAGTGACAAATGGTTTTACCGCTCTTGAGTCCATGCCGGATTACTATCAGTATACTTTGGGAACTATTGTGGCAGCTAGTTTTGGAACACGAGCAGCGACTAAGTTTTTTGGGAAGAAGTGATGTCAAAGCGCCTTCAGAAAAACAGCGACTACGACCAATACGATATGGATGGCGACGGGGTAGTTACCGACGATGAGCTTGAACATGCTAAAGAGATCAGGCAGACTGAGACTGAGCTACGCAAGAATTTGGCGCAGTTGCGTATGGCAAGGTACACATTGATTAGCATGGGTGTTTTTACTGTAGCTATGTTTTTTATACCTTTGGACAGAGTTACAGCGTTGAGCGACATTAGTAATTTGTTTTACATTAGTGGCGCAGGTATTGTTGGAGCCTATATGGGCACCACAGCTTGGATGAACAGGAAGTAAAATGGTACGACCCAGAGCAGCACAATTTGGAAAAGATATTGGTGTATCGACTAATCAGGCAAAAAAGCTTATAAATGAAGGACGGCGACGTAAAGACGGCGGCTCAAACATACTGGAGGCAACTATGGCTGACGCAAAAACAAAACCAGTAAAAGCAGGCAAAGGAAAAGTCCTTGTGCAAGAAAAGGACAATAAGTTTGTGGCTGGCATGGGCAAAGCATACATGGCTGAACCAAGAAAAGTACAAATCAAATAATGTTTGAACCTATCGACAGAGTGATGAAGATGCGTCGGGGCGGCTCCGCTGTTGCGCCTCGTCGCACTGATATTGGTGGTCAAGATCACATGCTGTCGTATATCACTCCACAAGAGGCAGGAATCTTACAACTTCTTGGTGGATCTGGTGAGCCGGGTCCGATGGGTATACCTGCATTCAGAAGAGAGGATGGCCCCGGTAGCGAAGGTTTCGGTTCAGAGGCATCATCATATGGAGGCGGCAACACCAGAGGCGGCGGCAACACTAGAGGCGGTGGCGGCGGCGGAAAGAGCACCGTTGACTACAGCGGAGTGACTGCGGATGATCTTAAAGACGATGAAAACTACGACCAGAGCCTGCAACAAGACATCGCTATGGGTAACTATGCCAAGGGAGGCGGTGATGATAGTGGGTATCAATACGGAAATAACTACATGGGTGACGGTCAATACACACCCGCCAGAGATAGTTACGCAAATGCTATGGCTGGGTTGGCTGGTCTAAGAAATTTTTATTCAGATCCAAACGATCCTTTTGGTACAGACGGCACAGGTAGTGGGCTGAGTCAGGGTGCGCTAAATGCTACTTTGGGTATAACCAATAGAAATCCTTATGGCTATGAAGGGGTGATGAGTAGAGTATTTGGTTTTGATCCAAGAAACGTAGATTACACTAGTAATATATCGGCACGAAACAGAGCAGACATTGCTGATAATCAGTTTTCCAAGTATGCAAATCCTCAGAACATAAGAGGGCGCGTAGGTTTTAATCCACAGTTTCCAGATGCTAGTGTAAAAGATCCGGGAAGATTAAGAGCCGGGCTTCAATCCGGTCTTTTCCCAAGAAGTTTTGAGACAGCGTATGGCCCGACAACTACATACAATGTGCAGCGCAGTCCTATGGATACTGCGGCTCTTTTAGCAATGCCGGGTGGACTTGGTCTTTTAGCCGATCAGCTTTCAAATAAAACCGCAGGCGTTGCGCCTAGCGATTTGTTTGACAGAGCATCTCAAAAATTTGGTACGTTGTCTGGATCTCAGACTGACTCAGGTTTCCGTCCGGCGGATGCAACAGCAACGGGTGACTTCTCTCCTTTCGGATCACTCACTCAGGGTATTGGTCAGGGTATCGGAGCAATAGAGAATCTTGTCGGAGGTGCTTTCCGTGGTGTTGGAGATTTGGCTAACAGGATAGACCCAGAGCAAGGTAAACGAGCCGCTGCGGCACGAGCCGCCGCACAGCCTAATCTAGCAGCAACAGACTCTGTCTTCAGTAACTTTTTCTCTAATGTTCAAGACAAAATAACAGGCATACCATCGGGTATTGCTAGTATTTTTGATAGACCACCAGCACCAGTATCCACAAGTTCATTGGACTTTATGGCACCTGTTCAAGAAACAAGGCAGGACATAAGAGACAGATTAGCAGCAGCAGCAGAAACGCAACAGGAACTGGATGTCTTTAGCATGGGCTTGCCGGGAGTGTCGTCAGCACAGACAGCACCTACAGTTACAAGCGAGTTTCTAACTGGGACTTCAGAAGATTTTAGTCCAGCCCAGCAAGAGGCGATAGACGCTGCTGGTAACGCCGCAGCAGCGGAAGCAATAAGATCGGGAACAAACCCCACAATAGCTAGAGAAAGAGCAAAAAATAAAGTCAAACTAGATGCTCTTAGATCTAACCAACAGTCATCAACAGAAGTTGAACAACGGTCATCCGTGGGTCCAGATCTTTTTGGAGTAAACCGCAGACAGGTTTCCACGGTTTCAGCAGATAAGTTTTTTAGGGAAAATCCAGAAGCACTTGCTAACATAGACTCTGATTTTGTTAGATCAAGAGTGATGAATCCAGAAGCAAATCAAGGCTTTTTCGTTGACCAATCGACCGGAGAGATATCTATAGAGCTTCCCGGAGGTGACGGTATTAAAGCGCCAGTTGCTAATATTTCAGGAATGAGCGCACCAATAGACTTTAGCTTACCAAGCTTCTCGGATATTACTGACGCATTGTCAGACGCGGGGTCAGCCATAAAGAGTCTTGGAACCAACCCTTATCGGGCTGAAGCAGAGAGAAGACGAACAACTTCGGGGAATGTTTTTAGACCATCAAATTAGTAAAAAGCTTTAGGGGATTAAGCTAGGAGGAGAAGATGGAAGCTTTACTTATTATAGGCGCACTTGCCTATGGAATGCATCACTACCACAAGACACCAACAGAGGAACCTTCTCAGACAACAGTGTTTGATGAGGGGTTGGATAAAATAGACTGGACTAAAGTTGGAAATTTCAGGACTGAGAGTTCAGAAAACAACGTGAAGTGGGTTATAATTACGCAGAATTAAATTCAAGGGGACGATATGGATGTTTTGAATTTTATAAAAGATTATCAAAAGATATTGATAAACAGAATAGATGACGTTAGTCTTTCGATAACAAGTGGTGGAGTAACTGATTGGGAAGACTACAAGGCAAGAGTTGGTGAAATACAGGGTGTCACCTATGCTCTTGATGAATTGAAGGCCCTGCTAAAGAAAGTGAAGTATATCGATGACACTGATCGTACCTGAGTATGTTCTAGCGCAACAACAAGCGAAGAAGCAGGCCGAAAAAGCCGCAAAAGAAAAATCCTTAAAAGACAGAATGCCACAACCCACAGGGTGGAGAATCCTTGTCATGCCTTACATGGGCAAGGACAAGACTGATGGCGGTGTCTATGTTCCCGATGCTGTAAGAGAAAGAGAGTCACGAGCTACGGTTGTAGCTTACGTTGTACGTCTCGGCCCACTTGCTTATCAGGATCTGGATAAATTTGGAGAGCACGGGCCTTGGTGTAAGGAGGGAGATTGGGTTTGTATCGGTAGATATGCTGGATCTCGTTTCAACATCGAAGGAGGAGAAGTCCGTGTCATTAACGATGACGAGGTCATCGCAACCATCGTTGATCCTGACGATGTTAAAAGCTATGGAGCATAGTAATGGCAGAAGCAGCAGAGAAGACCACAGACCTGACCGCTGATCTTGAAGAAGAACAAGGGAAAGAAGTAGAAGTTGTTGAGGAGGAGTCTCAAGAAGTAGAGGCTGTTGAGGAGACTGAAGAAGACTCTGACGTTGAGAAAGACGAGAAAGAAGAAGAGCTTGATCAGTATTCAAAGAATGTACAGAGCCGCATAAGCAAGATTACGCAGAAGTACAGAGACGAAGAAGCGCAAAGGATTGCAGCGGTTGAGTTTGCTCAGAAAGTAAAAGAGCAGAACGACGAGCTACGACAACGTCTCAATGCTCTGGATCAGTCTTATGTCGGAGAGTTCGGAACTCGAATAGAGTCCCAGATTGCTGCTGCAAAAGTTGCGTACCAGAAAGCATATGACGAGGGTGATGCTGACTCTATGTTTGAAGCTCAGAAAAACTTGAGCAGACTTGCACTGGAAGAAGCACAGGTAGAACAGGCCAAGAAGCGTCAGGAACAGCAAGCTGCTGCTCCACAACCTGCTTTACAGGGGCAGCAACAACAACAACCTGCTCCACAAAAGGCTAAACCTGATGCAAAAGCAGAGGCTTGGGCATCTAAAAATGACTGGTTTGGTCAAGATCAAACAATGACTTACGCTGCTTTTGGTATTCACAGACAGTTAATTGAAGATGAAGGGTTTGACCCAACGTCCGATGAGTACTATAATGAACTTGATCGTAGAGTCCGGTCAGAGTTTCCACAGAAGTTTGGAGGCTCTAAGGACAAAGGACCCAGAGTCGCTTCTGCTGAGTCCACGGCTTCCAAGTCGTCTACAAAAAAGGGGCGCAGAACAGTCAAGTTAACCCCTTCGCAGATTCAGATAGCGAAGCGATTAAATGTTCCGCTCGAAGAATACGCTAAGTATGTTAAGGAGTAATGAAATGACTGATTCTACAAAGAGATCGCCTCGCGAAGCGCAAACTCGCGCAAAGACCCAACGTCGCAGACCTTGGGCACCTCCATCTAAACTGGAGGCTCCAGAAGCACCCGCAGGGTACAAACATCGTTGGATCCGTACTTCACTTCGCGGTGAAGATGATCAGATGAATGTGACTACTAAAATGCGTGAAGGGTGGGAACCTGTTCGTGCTGACGAATATCCTGAGATGGCTGGTAAATTTCCAACCATTGATTCAGGTGCTAATGCAGGGACAATTGGAGTCGGCGGTTTAATGTTGGCTAGAATACCTGAAGAAACGGTTGAAGAAAGAACTGAATATTTCCGGGAGCAGACCCGCACTCAAATGGATGCCGTGGATCAAAACTTGATGAGGGAACAACATCCTTCAATGCCTATCCATAGTGATAGGAAAAGTCGTGTATCGTTCGGAGGTCGTAAAGACGGATCCGAGTAAACATTTAGCTATGGCAAGGAGTATTTATCATGGCAAATTCCAATGGAGCCTTTGGTCTACGACCATATGGTATGCTGGGTTCAGCGCCTAATTCCACTGGGACGACTGAGTACCGTATCGCATCTGATAACTCAAACCCGATTTTCCAAGGCATGGCGGTTATTCCGCTTGCGGCTGGTGTTATCGACGATCTGCAAGCTGCTGCTGGCGGTAACGTCGCTATCGTGGGTGTGTTTAATGGGTGTGAATACGTCTCATCGACCACTGGAGAAGTAATTCGTTCTAACTTTTGGCCCGGTTCAGGTGCTGATTCTAACTTCCCTGTTAGAGCGTTTTTGTTCGACAACCCGTCACAACTGTTCACCATTGCTACATCAAACGTAGTTTCTGCTGCTAATACAGAAGCAGAGATTCGTGCAGCAGTGTTTTCAAACATCGCGTTTGCAACTGGTAACAGCGGTTCGACAACAACTGGTATTTCTTCTGCAACAGCAGATTTGAATACTATCGCCACCACCAACACTTTAGCTCTGCGTATTATGGGTGTACAAGAAGACCCAGAAAATGCTGACTTTACTGCTGCTGGTATTCCGTTAATCGTTCGTATAAACAACCACTTCAATGCGCCAACAGGCTCCATTGCAGCGGCTACTGTTTCTACGACTGGCGTATAAGGAGGCTGATTAATGGCTATTTCTCGCGCACAACTAGCGAAAGAACTGGAACCCGGCCTTAATGCTTTATTCGGCATGGAATACGGACGGTATGAAGGTCAACACGCTGAAATCTTTGACACCGAGTCATCTGACCGGGCGTTTGAAGAAGAAGTAATGTTGTCTGGCTTTGGCGCTGCTCCTGTAAAACAGGAAGGCTCCTCAGTTTCATTCGACGACGCAAACGAAGCTTTCACTGCTCGGTACAACCACGAGACAGTGGCTATGGCATTCTCAATCACTGAGGAAGCTGTAGAAGACAATCTTTATGATCGTCTGGCATCACGCTATACACGGGCACTTGCACGTTCTATGGCACACACCAAGCAGGTTAAAGCTGCTGCTATCCTGAACAATGCGTTTACTGCTGGTGCTTCCGCTGGTGGTGATGGTGTTGCTCTTTGTGATGCATCACACCCGCTTACAAACGGTGGCACTTTCAACAACGAGCCAGCAGTGGCCGCTGATCTGAACGAAACTTCTCTCGAAGATTCACTTATCAGCATTGCTGGGTTTGTTGATGAGCGTGGTTTAGTTATTGCTCTTAGAGGCATGAAGCTAATCGTTCCTCGTCAGCTTCAGTTTGTTGCAGAGCGTCTGCTTGTATCTAACCTACGGGTTGGAACTGCTGACAATGATGTCAACGCACTCAAGTCAATGGGTATGCTTCCAGAAGGTTATGTAGTCAATGATTACCTAACTGACACAGATGCGTTCTTCCTGAAGACTGACGCTCCGAATGGCTTTAAGCACTTCGAGCGTATGGCATTGTCCACAAGCATGGATCCAGATTTCGACACTGGCAACATGCGGTACAAGGCTCGTGAGCGTTACAGCTTTGGATTCTCAGACCCACGTTGTGTATTCGGTTCACCGGGTGCATAAATAAGTTTGTTGAAACAAATACAAAGGGCGGCTGTTCAGTCGCCCTTTTTTGTTGTATAGTCTTATTAATCCCTGACAGTCGCATTGGGTGACTGACACTAGCCGAGACAGGAGACTCAAATGGCTACTACTACTTTTACCGGAGCAGTCCGTTCCAAAGGTGGATTTACCTCTGTAAGTCAGAGCAGCACAACTGGTGCGTTCACAACTCTTTCAAGCATCAGTTCAACTGGTGTGTCTTCATTTGATGCAAACACAATGGCTGTAGAAGCTGGCACTGGTATTACAGGCGGTACGGGTACTATTTATCGTAGTTCTGTACAGCGTGTGGGCGGCATCATTACAACTCGTATTCTTATTGACCTAACTGGGCTGCGTTCTACCGCAAGCGGAGACATTATTGGAGTAAATGGTACTTCAAATGTATGTCACATTGGTCAGATTACTGCTGCAAAAAACGGCACAATCTTAACAGGTAGCATGGAATGCTTTGAGGCACCTGCTGGGGGTGATCCAGATATTAACGTACACTCTGCCACAGAAGGCACAGGTGTTGAAGACGGAGCAATCGGTGACTTGACAGAAACATTGTTGGTTAACGCTGGTGACGCTACAACAGGCAGTAAAGTATACTTTACGGCTGTCCCTGCTGCTGATGAGTTCTTGTATCTAACACTTGGTGCCACAACAGATGCTGATTACACTGCTGGTAAACTCTTTATTGAATTGATGGGCTACGAAGCCTAGTAACGAGAGGGGGCAACTCCCCCTCTTCTTTTTATAAGGAGATTAAAATGGCAGACGCTGTAACATCACAAACACTTGTTGATACCCCGAAAACAGCAGTCTTGAAGTTTACCAACGTCTCAGATGGTAGCGGTGAGGATGCTGTTAAAAAGGTTGACGTATCTGCGTTGTCTGCAAACATAGACGGCAGCACATGTACAAAAGCCACCATTGAAAAAATTTGGTGGCAGTGTAATGGAATGAAAGTGAAGATTCTATTTGATGCCAGCACGGATGATTTCTGTATTGAGCTTGGAGAGAATCAAAGTGGGTTTCATGACTACACACCCTTTGGAGGTCTAACTAACCCTGCAAGCTCTGGTGTAACAGGAGACATTATGTTCACAACTGTGGGACATTCTTCTGCTGACACATACACCATCATTATGCAAGTGCAGAAGAGCTATTAATAATGGCTCGTAAACGAGCAAAGATGCCCCCGCGCAACAAAAAGAATTTCCGCTCCACAAAAAGTGGGGCGGGGATGACAAAGGCTGGTGTTGCTAAATATAGAAGAGATAACCCCGGCAGCAAGCTCAAGACCGCTGTTACGGGTAAGGTTAAAAAAGGTAGCAAGGATGCTAAACGGCGTAAGTCATTTTGCGCTAGATCTGCTGGGCAGATGAAAAAGTTTCCAAAAGCTGCTAAAAATCCTAACAGCCGTCTAAGACAGGCTAGGAGAAGATGGAAATGTTAAATGCTCAATTTGTAGCAGGAACCGTTTTTGTTGCCTTTATAGGTGCGTGTGTCGCGGGACTAACATGGATATCGTCAACTCTCATTGAGGTTGACAAGAACGTAGCGGTCATGGCTCTGAAGATTGATACTAACAACGAAAAGATAGATCAGCTTCATGAGATGATCAGACCAATGTGGGAAGAGTTTACGGGAAGGACATACGATGGCAATCTCGCGAGGCTCAATGAGCAAACAGATATCCAATCCGCCACAAAAGAAAAAGTGGAGTTCAAAACGCAAACGCTCCGTAAATTGTAAACGACCTAGAGGTTTCAGTGAAAGAGCACATTGCGCTAGTAAAAAGAGGAAAAAATAATGGCACTCACTGGGTCGAAAAAAACAAAAGTTAAGAAAGTTATCAAGGGGTTAAAAAAAGCAAGCAAGCTACATGCCAAGCAAGCTCGAACGCTTAAAGGCATAGTGA